ACTGGTTGTAAACTGCCCTAGTTTCTAGTTACATCAAAATATTTTAAATTTGTATTTTTGTGAATTTTTTTATAGGTGTATTCGTAATTAATTAAGTCTACATCACTTCTTTTTTCAAGTTCTGCAATCATTTCATTTACTTTATTAAAATAAGGAAATATATCAATAAAAGAAAAATTTACATAACTGCCTGAATTTGAATTAGATACTTCAACTTCAATTTGTAAATCGGTTATCACAGCATCAACTTTTAATTTGTCCATTAGGACATATTACTTCTTTTTGTTTCTGTTTAAAACCTTATCTGTCATTTTAGTTGAAAATGTTGCTGTGAATACGATAATTACTAAATACCATACAGAGTCAGGTAGATCATTTATTATTCTTACCCATTCTTCAAATCTATCTCTTGTACTTTCAAACCACCCTGTACTTAACATTCCAATAAGCCAAATAAGTAAAAGTTCATCTTTAAAACTTTTATCTTGGCTTTTAATTCTAGTTATATCTACATCTTTTGCGGCCTCTATTTCTGCGGCTCTTATTGTTTTAACTTTTTCAGCTTTGTGTTTAAAATGGTCAGTTACTTTACCAACTGCTAATTTTGTTAATGGATTTGATAATAATTTAAGCCAGATCATAAATAAGTATTATTTGTTAATATTAATAATGTTGTCCAATATACCAGAAGAATAGAATAAATTAAATAAGTGAATTTCATTCATTTCTAATATTCCTTATTTTTTATTTTTCAACAAATCTATAGCTAAATCACAATAATGTTTGATCTTTTCTAAATCTTCTATGCCATTCTTATTTTCATATCTGCAAATATATTTAATTACATTCCCTTGTATAAAAGATAGCTTATTTTTCATTATAAACTCTATAGGCTGTATCTTATATTCCTTGTAGTGTGTACCACCTATTTGCTTGTCAGTAGCTTTCTGTGTGGCTCTGTGTGGGTTCTTGTGGGTCATTTATAGGAGTTTACCTATCCATTTTCCTGATTTATCTAAAATCATAGGTTCAAGGATTGGAATACCATTAATGATAACTGCTGTACCAATAACAGGCCTAGCTTTCTGTAACTTATTATATTTAAAAGCAAGTGCTTTAGGGTCTATCAAACAACCACATTGTAAGCCATAATATAAACCCAAACTATTTCCATAGTACCTACAGCCATATAACGAATGATAATGCCCTTGAACTGCACTCATTCCTAGACTTTGTGCTAATTTAAAAACATCTGCTGTTTTTCCATGACAGAAATAAACTTTACCTAATGGAGTATCTAAAGTTATATCCTCATGCCATTTCCAACCATTTCCAACTTGTAAGTAATCATTATAATTTTTTATATATGCTTTTGGTATTCCATGTTTAAATGCTCGTCTATAAACAAGACTTCCATGATTAGAGTCTAACAAATCCATTTTAGGAAACATTTTTTCTAGTTCTTTAATTTTAGGTATTGCTAATCTCAATTCATCTCCAGCACTAGGCATATCGCTATCTTTGTCATGGAATGACATACCAGCGTGATCTACCTCATCTCCCAAATGAATTACCCTATCAAATTTTTTATATTTTTTAGTAAGTGCTTTTAAGAATGGAATTAAAAATTTATTTTCGTAGGGTATGTGGGTATCAGAAATAATAAGAACACTTTTGTAAATCATACAAGCATGACTTGTACCTTATTTTGATAATAATGTAAATATCACATAGCCCATAGCACTAATCAATGAGCCTGTTGAGATTAGTAAAATCTTTTCTAATCTTTTTACTCTTTCTTCTATAGAGTTTATTTTATCGTGAGTTAATTTCTGCATGATACGACAAAGTTTTTCGTGTGATTCTATTTTTTGTAATGCGTTCTGTTTAGCCATTACTTTTTCTTTTTAGGCTTATATTTTTTAACAGCTTGTGAAATAAAGATGTTTTTATATAAAGAAACTTTTTTACCAAACTTCTTATCAGCTTTTCTTTTAGCTGATTTATATGCTTTAGACTTCTTATTAAAAGACTTTGGTTTTCCTAAACTTTTAGGTCTAGCTTTTGCATATATAGGTTTTTTCATAGCCATTAGTATGTTCTCTTTCTTTTTTTCATAGCTGAATCTTTCATTAGTTTGCCATTTGGCATTCTATGATAACCCTTAGGAACTTTTTTTGTTTTCTTTTTTTTAGCCATATTAATTACTCATCTTTCCACCAGACCATTTTGCATCAGGTAATCCATTAGTATATGATTTGCCATCAAATGTTAAGACTTGTTTTCTATTATTTTTTTCAGAGTTATAGGAAACATGACACCACCCAGATGATGGTTCTCCCGTATAGTACTCGAGCAAAAGCTGGTCAAAATTACAATGATTAGAAATCCAAAGTGCAATTTCAAGATTAGATACACCAGCTATTTCAAAATCAACTGCGTTTCCTGTAGTGTGTTGTGATGTTTTTTTTGAACCTATTGCCTCGCATAATTCCTCTGATCTATAACCAGATGTAATTGTAACAGGCTTATCAAACTTTGCTCTTACAGGTTCTAATATTTCATAACAAAGATCGCCTAAGTTTTTAATTTCTCCACTACCAGCTTTATTTTTAATACCTTTTCGAGTTGCAGTTTGGCTCTTTTCAAATTCTTCTAATGTGAAATGTTTGCTTAACTGCATAGTACCTACTTTTCTTTTGGTTTGTCTGTAGCTTTTTTAAACTTAGTTATGTAATGCTGTATTAATATTTCTTTTTGTTCTGCTTTTCTTAAATGTTCTTGTTTTTCGTTACTTAAATTAGAGATGATGCCAAATAATTGTAATTGTTCATCTGACATCTTTTCTCTAGCATAGTCTTTACCATCAATAGTAATCATATAGATTCCTTAACTTGCTGTGTAACCTTGACCAGCAGTAATTGCTGAATTAGATAGCAGTCATATCTTCACTACCCCAATCATCTTTAGCAACCATAATCTCTAAGTGTTCCACATTTCTGTCTACACAAGATTGTCTTTCTTCGGCTGATTCATCTGCCATTTTTGTTCCAGCAATCACTTCATTAATAAGTGTTACTGAATGACCCATAGCCGTATAGTCTTGGGCCTTTATCTTCTGTTGTTCTTACCATGTTTTCTCCTATTCTGTTGCTAGTGCAACGGGTTTATTTGTATCAAGTTTTTTAAATTCATCAATAATTAATTTAGGTTCAACCATGTTGTTTCTAGGGTCATTATCAATGAATTTTTCTTCTTCCCACTTATTATCCATGTGGAATTGTAAATTTTTATTATGTGAGTAACCAAACTGTGTCCATCTTGTAGAACCCCAAATGACTACTCCATGTTTTTCTGCTGATGCTGAAAAGTGATTTAAGCAACTATCTATACTGATAAAACCCTCTGAACCTTTTAACATTTCATGTATTTGCGACCAATGAAGATCACATCTAATTGTACCTTGATAATGTGGTTCGTTAGGTAAAACACAATTAATAATAGTTGTATCTTTATATTCTTCTAATAACATATTCACTAATTGTTGTGCTAAAAAAGGTTGGTAATTTCTATTAGGGTTTATGTTTTGATATTGAACATTTTCTCCATAGTTCCATTTAGGTTGTCCACCAGAAAACTGAATTAATATATATTTTTTTATTTCGTTTTTATCTAACCATTCTTTAACACTATCTTTATGTCTATCTGTATAAATTTTTGGTTTCATTAATTTATCAAACTCAACATTATGTAATTCACAATAGCTTTCTATTAAATGTTGTTTGCCAAATTGAAAATTAGATTTGTAAGGCTCACTATAATAAATATTATCTGATGCCATTATTCTAGGGTCTTGTAAAGGTAGTGTAGATTCAAATGCCATTTTAACATCTGGGTTTCCAGCAAAACAATCTATGTAAGGTGTGTATATTTGAACTTCTGATTTTTTTCTAAGTTTTGGAATTAAAGATGTAAATGCAACACACTTACCAACTCCACCCTCTACAATATATGTATTAAGCATTATTTATTTTTTAATTCGTCTATTTCTGCTTTTAATTCTTTAATTGCATTGACTAATACTGGTACTAGATTTGCACCTGTTAATTTTAAATTATCAGTATCATCATTATCAATAATAACTGGATTATCTCCTTCAAGTTCTAAAATTTCTTGTGCTTTAAAACCATACCTTGCTTTACCATTAGGTGTTTCATTTTCTCTTGATTTTTTAAAGTTATATTTAATTGGATTTAATTGATTAACAAAATCTAATCCATGAGGAACTTCCTCAATATTCATTTTATCTCTTAAATCTGAAGTTACTGTCCAATCAACTTTAATTAAGGCATTAGTAGTTGAGTTATTTCCTATAACAACATTGTTTGAACCAGTTGT